ACTTGTTAAAGCACTTGGTAAACTCGATAGCAGCCCAAGCGATAAGTCCTGTGGTTGAAATCACCTCAACGCCGCCGCTTAGAAATGAATAGCTCTTGCAACTACCGGCTAAACACCCAGCCAGAAGTACGTAAGTGAGAGCGTTCACGATACGGTTTAAAAAGTTTTTGATTTGTGGCTTATCTTCCAAGCTATGGTCTTTCTGATTAGCCCATAGTTGCATTGAAAATCGCCAGTCTGCCAGCACCATTATTACCGAGAAAAAAAGCCAAGGAACAAGTGGTGCTATAAATTCACTCAGGTTGGGGAGCACCGTAGTGACCAACCAAGTTTGAAAGTTAAAAGTTTCCATTTTGGCTATAAGTGTAAATTAGTTATTTATGTTTAGTATATTTCTTGCCTCGAAAAGCGTAATGATAATCTATCCACATTAGAGCCGCTACAAATAAAGCTATCTCGCCGAAAGCAATCAGAACCGAACGGTCAATAACGCCTTGTGGCGGTACAATAAAGCCTACAATCAGAAGTATCAGTCCAACTGCTGAAACTACTATTCTAGTCCATAAGCTCACCTTTGAGTTATAGAACTGGTGGCGTGTATCCTTATCTTGTCTTTCCATAATCTTAACTTTTAATCTTTCACTACAAAAGTAATTAATCACTTGATTTTTAGTTATTAGCATAGCCTAAGTCAAACGTCACTCTGACAAATAATAAGGGCAGAGCCTCGCGTTAGAATGGAAGCTCCGCCCTTAAAAACTTTATTAGGAGTGGCTAAGAATTATTCGTCAGCCTTGGTGGTGTCGATAAGCACTTGATAGAGGTAGTTTTCCAACATAGGAGCAGCAGAAGCAACTACGTCGGTAGCCCAATACTTATATTCACCATCGTTGCCTGTGGTGTTGATTACAGTAGCTACGCCGTCGAGGGTTGAGCCAAAGACCTTAGTGATAAGGTTGTTGCCGTATTTCTCGTGGAGATAGCGGTCAAGAATATCAGAACGATATGTGTGACCTGCGATACCTTGCGGACGCAATACAGCTACACCGTCTTTCCAACCGTGAATAATCTTGTCACCATCTTTTTGGTGTTCAGAGATTACGCGGATATAAGGAAGGTCGGGATAAACGCCGTTGACATATTTGTTGAATGATTCCTCAGAAATGAGTGAAGTGGGAACAGCGTCAACTTGTGAGATTAATTGACCGTTACCGGCAAGCCAGTTAACCTTGATAGTGTCGATGACTTGCTTGTTTTTGAGGAATACGTTACGGAATTGGTCGTAGGTAACATCCAATTCGAGTGCCATATTTTCGTTGCCCCAAACATCTTCTTTGAAGTGTTTAGCGATTTCAACGATTTGGTCGAGAAGCTCACAGTCGGGGTCGTTCCAGACTTTAGCACCTGCTGCAACCTTGTTCTCTTCGGGGATAGGTGCAGAGTAGATAGGTGCTTTGATACCTTGACCAAAATTGAACACTGCTTGACCTGTTGACAAGGCTTGCATACCGAGGTTGGTAAGTGCCATGTCGATAGAATCAAGACGGAGTTGAAGCACATCTTGGGCGTAACCCATGATAAGGGGTGCTTCGCTACCGAACTCATTGAACAAACGCTCCTTGTACTCGCGCTCCATTGAGTGCTCTTGCCATGACGGTGAAATCATGTCAGCAAATGAAGCGTTGTAGAAGCTAGAACCACCTTCTTCGAGCAAGCGTCCTTTACCGCGAGGTGCTCGCATATCGGCGATTGTAGCGTGTTCGGGTTGCTTAGCTGTTATCTTGATTGCTGCTGTACCGTCGGTAGCTGTAACGATAGTGTCGGTAGCTACGGGGAAGAATGTACGCCAAAGAGCGTAGTTAGCGCGAATCAAATCGGGGTCAGCCAAGATGTATTGGATAATCTGCTTACCCTCAACGCTGTTTTCAAACAGCTTTACGTATTTAGATTGACTAAAATCAAATTTCATATTGTCTAAGATTTAATTAGTTGTTAATCTTATTTTTGGAGAGCCGCAGGTTTGATTTTAGCATGGATGCCGAACCAACCGTCTACGTTGGCGATATTCAAATCAAGAATACACTTAGGCATAGGCGACATACGAGAGATGTACATAGTACCACCCATAGCCGGAGTAAGGAAGTATTTAGCTGATTCAAAGTCGTCCATTGAATCGCCTTCGGCAGCAGGATTGAACAAGAAGTCATAGTCGCAGTCAGCTACGGCATTGACGTTCTTGACGAGCATATTACCGTCAGCGTCAGCTTCAACTAAAATATCGTCAGCTACGGGAGCTGTAGTCGGAGCTGCTGAAAGGGTAAGAGCGAATACGTCTTGACCTTCGGCAGTTGTCTTTTTAACTTCGATAACTGAGAGTTTTTCACCTGCGCCACCGATAGTGTCGGGAGCAATAGTTAAGGTGTCACCTACGTAGGGAACATGAAGATAACCTGAGCGAGCAACATTTACTGTTGCACCGTCGGCTGAAACCACCTTGAAAGTCTTTAGAATGTAAAGAACAGGATTCTCGGTGTTCTCGTCATATTTCATCCACAGCAAGTCACCTGCGAAAAGTTTGCCGTGCGCCTTAAACGGATTTGCAACGCGACCACCAAAGGGGAAGTATTCGAGGTTGTCACGAATACCGTCCTCGCGAACAAACACGTGTTTAGCACCGCCAATTTTACCTGACTGTTGTACAAGGGTACGACCCATAAATACGCCAGCAGCTTCTTTAATAACTTGTGCCATTTAGATTTGTTTTAAAGATTGTTTAACTTGTTTTGTTCTCTCTGTTGCTTAGCCATTTGTGAGGCAAGTTTCAGAGGGTCGGTTAAATCTGTATCACCAGAGCGAGGCGGTATGGGTGTTGGTGTGGGGTCGGTCTTAGCTACACCTTTGTTGTAAAGTTTTAAATAAGCGTCGGCTTTAGCTTCAACATCCAAATCCTCGGTAATTGAAATTTCTCCTACGAAAGAATCAATCCACTCGTTATCCTTAACGCCCTTCTCTTTTAGTTTTGCTATCAACTCGTTCTTTTTCTCAGAGAGAGTTTTGGCTCGGGCACTTTGAGCTTGTGCATCCATTAATTGTTGGATTTGTTTGCGCAGTTCGGCAAGTTCTGAATTTGCCGGTGCAGCAGGCTCATCTGTACTTTGCGGCTTTGGCTCTGCGGGTTTCGGGGGTTCGGGGTGGTCTGTATTCCACTGTGCGATAAATGCTGCTTGGTCGTTTTGCGCGTTGCCGTTGCTTGTTTTAAACATTGGTTCTACTTGCGCCACGAAATCGTCAAGCTCAGTATCGTCGTTTACCAAGAGCTTCATTAGGGTATCTAATTGCTCATTGATAGTTCTGTCCGACAGGTAGCATTTTTTGCCACCACGGGTCAGAATTGCGCTAATTTTTTTAGCTGCTTCGTTTTGAGTAAACTTCATATCTTGGTGAAAATTTATTAAATTATTCGCAAAAGTAAGTTCGCGTAAGCGAATTGTCTAAAATCAAAGAGGTGTATAATCGTCAGTCTGACGTTTTTGTTTTTACGCTAAAACATATATAGTTTTATTATTGGGGTACTTTTGTGTCGGGGATAGGCTGGAGTAATTAACCAACCGAACCATAGGCAATATATATCTTGGCGTACATTCCTATCTTCCCCTTATTTTTTATTGTACGCCTTAACTTAAAATTTTAGCGTAATGCCAAGAAAGAAAACGACAGCGGAATTTATCGAAGAGGCTCAGACCGTGCACGGTAGTCGATATGATTACTCAAAGGTGGAGTATGTGAATAACAATACTAAGGTTTGCATCATCTGCCCCGAGCATGGCGAGTTTTGGCAAAGAGCGGCTGACCACATTAAAGGGTGTGGCTGTTGTTATTGTAGCGGTAGGGCAAAGCTCGATACGGCACAATTTATCAGCAAAGCACGTCTAATAAATGGTGATAGGTACGATTATTCTAAGGTACAATATATAAATAGTCAAACGCCTGTAATAATCGGTTGCCGTTGTCATGGTGACTTTTTACAAACACCAAATAGCCATTTATCCGGTTATGGGTGTAAGGAGTGTTCTCGCGAACAAAGTAAAAGTTTAGTGATGGGCGTAGGCGTTAATGATTGGCCTGCACCTATAAAGGTAAAAGGAGAACATATCTTAGCTTATAAATATTGGCATCAGCTTTTAAAACGTCTATATAATACCCGTTCTTTAGCTTTAGAACCTAAGTATAAAGAGGTTGGGTTATGCGAAGAGTGGAAGTCATTCTCTAAATTTAAAGAATGGTTTGACGCAAATTACATGGGCGGTCGTGACGATATTGATTTGGATAAAGACCTTATGTGTCACGTATTGGGATTCAAAACGAAATTCTACTCGCCTCAAACTTGCGAGTTCTTGCCTAGAGAAATCAACGCCGTTATCGCATACGATAAATATACAAAGGACTTACCTGTTGGTGTTCAACACGCTCGCCATTCCGCTCGATATACCGCCACGATAAGTATAAATAATCATAAGCATCATTTAGGTACATTTGATACGGTTGAGGAAGCATTCGCAGTCTACCGCGCCGCTCGTGAAAATAATATCCATCAAATGGCAGATAAATATAAGAGTTTTATCAGTGAACGTGCTTATGCGGCTTTAAAACATTATACTATTAATATGTATGAGTGAAGAAAAGGCTAAAATATGGAAGTGTAACCCCGGCTTTCAAGAAAAATTCGTAGCAAGTAACGTAGATTTTCTTGTAGCCGGCTCTAGTATGGGTTGCGGTAAGACATTCGCTGCCCTACTGTTGGCGGCAGCACATTCTGACGACCCATATTTCCGTATGGTCTTTCTACGTAAAAATATTGCCGATACCAAGGCAGGTGGTGGTGGTCTTGATTCTGCTACATCTCTATATGGTGACTATGCAACCTTTAAAATATCCGATTCACCTCGTATGACTTTCCCGAGTGGAGCGTTTGTAGACTTCACTCACATGGCAGACCAAACCGAGGATAAAGTGTTAGAAAGAGTTAAAGGGTGGCAATATTCGTTAATATATGTTGATGAGGCTACTGGTTTTGAGTGGTCTACAATACGACTGTTGATGTCACGTAACCGTTCACAAGCAAAGTGGACTGGCAAAATGCGTCTTACTTGTAACCCGAAGCGTAATCACTGGCTGCGTAAATGGGTTGATTGGTATTTGGATGCACAAGGCTATCCAATTCCCGAGCGTGTCGGCATTGTGCGATACTTCTTCGTAAATGGTAAGACTATCGACGATGTTATATTTGGCGATACGCCCGAAGAAGTTTATAGCCAATGTAAAAAACAGATTGATGATATTCTGCGCGGTCAAGGTGACGAATATACATATAAAGACCTTATCAAAAGCACTACCTTCTACACGGGTATGCTCTCTGAAAACAAGTCTTTAGTTGCAAACGATTCGGGTTATCTTGGTTCGGTAGCCGCTATGGGTGAGAAGCAACGTATGGCTAACATGATGCAATGTTGGAATGTTGACCTTGACGACGACCTTGATATGCCTATTGAGCCTTCTAACGCTCGCCGCGTAGCTTTAAATGATGAACAAGGTAACGGTGATTTATGGATAACTGCCGACCTTGCCGATATTGGTACGGATAAATTAGTTTGCTTGGTTTGGAATGGGTTCTCTATAATTGACGCGCAATTCTTAGGCAAGTCAACACCGCGACAAAACGCGGATTTTTTACAACAAGTAGCTTCTCACTACAATATACCTGATAACCATATCATATATGATGGCAACCGTGCGCCATATATGCTTGATTACATTCCGGCGGCGATAGGCTTTATCTCTGGCTATGCTCCGCGTGGTAAATACCGCCGTGACTTTCAGCTGCTAAAAGATGAAGTATTTATGCGTCTTGTCGTGGCGATAAATAGCGGTAGGTTTTATATCGCACCTAATGTCGCCAACGCCCAATATCGCCACCCAAAACTCAAAGAGGAAATAACTTTTCTTGAAGAGTTTGTTGAAGAGTGTGGTGTAGTGCAATTCTATCAAACGCCTAACGGCAAGAAACGTCTTTTTAATAAAAAAGAAATGAATCAGAAGTTGGGTAAATCTCGTTCTATGGACGTACTGGATGCTTGCGCTATGCGCTTCTTACCTGTTCTACAATGTGAATATGGTCAAGAGATAGAGTATGGCGTGGTTACGGAGCGAGAGCGCGAAAATCAATACGGCGAATATTGTAATGTTTATGATGAATCCTTTTGGTGCTAGAATATGGCAAAACAGTTTATTGAACAAATATTAGATGATGCAAAACAGCGAGGATATGACGCTTCTATACGAGATGTATCTTACGCCGTATTACACCATGTATTGGGTAATAGTCTAATGGCGTACACCGTAGTTTTTGGTGTACCTCAGACCGACAGCGATATAACAGTCTATGAAGATTTAGACCAAAACAAATATCTGGCTCGATATATAGACAAAGCACTCGCACCTAAAGCCCCAGAGAAATCTGACGCAGAAATATTGAAATCAATCAAAGCGCAAAATAAAGTTGAGAGTGAGTTTAATAATATTACTGCCGAGGAAAATAAAGACGCTATTATCCGGCGATTGGGCGAACTTAAAGAAATGTATGACAGCAAAGAAATATCGGCAAAAGACTACGTTAAACTTGACTTGGAAGCTCGCGTAAAACTTGCCGATAAATTCGATGTTGTCGAAGAATCTAAACAGGCTGTGTATTTACTGCCTACCACCTACAATATGATATGCCCTCACACTCGACGTGAGTGTTATCAAATGACTAAAGAATTTGCAATGAAACAATTTAACTTGGTAGAAAGATAATGGCAGACGCTTCAAAATTAACACCCTTTATATTGAAATGGGAAGGCGGCTTTGTTAATAGCCCCACCGACAAAGGCGGTGCGACAAATAAAGGTATTACTTTGACTACCTTTCGTCAATATTACGGCAAAAACAAAACCGTCAATGATTTAAAGAATATCACTGACGAGCAGTGGTTTTATATC